CCTTGTTCTTGAGCACTGTGAAGCAGTAGACGTGGCCCACATACGTCAGTGGCAGTTTTGTCGATGTGTTCTCGCGTGTCCGCTCCAAGAGGCCGATATCACTGCCGACGTTCTGGTTCGTGCGAATCTCGTAATAAGCGAGGTCGTCGAGCTTGCTCGTATGGTCCCACTCCAAGAGGCCACCAAGCCGGTCGAACGTCAGATGGAAATTCCGCACGTCGGGCACTTTGCTCGTACCGTCCGACTTGATTTCCTCCGCCGTGAAGCCGTTAGCCAGGTTGACCTCTCGCGCCGTCTCTGTGAGGAACTGTCGCAGCAACGTCATGAGATACCGGCCATCACCTTTGACGACAGTAGGCAGGTCCGGCGCTTTCAGGATTTTGGCTTTCTCGTCTGCCACGTCCTCACCCCTTTCAGCCGCCCATGCCCTGCGCTACAGCCTGACGCACCTCGTCTAGCAGAGCCTTGTCCTGCGACACATCGTACTCGTTTTGGTTGAGCGCGAAGAGCGTCGCCAGCCGCACTGTGATATCGTTCAGCACCTCGTGGACAAACGGCATATCGCCGGTCGCATCCATGATCTGCGGCTTTGTCGCGAAGTAGCGGAACCGCAGTGTGTCGATATCAGGATCCGTGAACGTCACGGCCTGCCCTGTCACCTTGATGGGATAGTTGCCGCACGAGATGATGTAATCGGGCGGCAGGCTCTCGCTGTCATGCAGCGTGATTTCCTTCACCATCTGCGGCGACTTGCCTGTAGCGAGCTGGTGGCAGATCTCCTGCACCGCCGTATTGAGGAAGCCGATGCAGTCCTCCGTCGAATATTCGTCTGAGATGTCATGCCCAGCCGCCTTGAGCCGGGCAATCGCTTTTTCTACCTGCATCCTCTCACCTCACATCAAGAACGGCATCCGCGAGCGCACATTGGACAATCTGCGCCGAGGGATGACCGAGTCAACCGCAGCCGAGACAGCCTGTGTCAGCGTGTCCGCATCGCCGTTGTTGAGTACGAGCCGCGCCATCTTGACGAGGACATCGAAGAATAAATCTGGCAGGTCGATGCTGTCTTTCGCCACGTCCGTGATCTCCGGCACGCCACCGATGTAGTTGAGCCGGAACCCAGGATGCTTGACGTACAGCCGCCCGCCAAAGAGGACGTAGTTCTTTTCCTTGAGCCGTGCCAGCGACGTAGCCGGATACAGATTGTAGTAGTCGTCACTGCGCTGTACCGACACGAGCGAGATATACCCGTCCGGCAGTTCCACGCCCTTGTTGGCGAAGTCCTCGCGTTCTTTCGGCTCGTACCCTTCTACGTCCTTGTTCGCCTCGTTCTCCTCGTCAATGACCTTGTTCATCTCGCGCTCGTCGTAGTCCACCGACTTGCGCAGGAACTCGCTGTCCTTGTGCGCAAGGCTGATGTTGAGATAGCGGATGACCTCGTTGATAGCCGAGACGATATCATAGTCACTGTACGTGACCTCATCGTTGTCCTGTTCCTTCTGCCGCACGGCCCGCAGTACTTTGATAGCCTTCATCATGCACCACTCCAATACTTCGCGCTCTGGATCACAGCGAACTCAGGATGCAGCCGGAAGAACTTCATGACGTATTTCTGATACTCATGCTTGTCACCAGCCGCCCGTGCCCGCTTCGCCTCGATGAGCCACGGGTCGAAGCTCCAATACTCCGGCGGGATATACCCGAGCGGCACCATGTTCTTGCCACGCGCCTGCCGTTCCGACACATCTTTAGCCATCGCGACGGCCTGAGAGATGTCGATGGTGTTGCGCACGCGGACTTTACCGTCGTCCGTCTCGTATATCTCCTGTTTGGTAATCACATCGTCACCTCCAATAAAAAAAGGGACTCTCGAAGAAAGTCCCCCATGCTACCTATGTCAGGCCGGCAGATTGACGATAGAGCCAGATGCCTTCGGCTGCGTGCCCTTGACGCCGAACGATGCTTCCAGCACGAACTCCTCATACGTACCTTTCTTAGCAAGGCCCGTGACCTCATGCGGACGCACGAAGTACTTGATGCCCCAATAGTTCATATCGAGGAAATCGATGCGGTTGTTGCTGTACTGACGATGGACCTGCGCCGTGATCGTGCCGAAGTCGGAGATGTACGTGTCCGTGATAGCCGTGACGCTCTTGTCCTTCTGGTCGCGGCGCTTCTGCGCATCGCCCGTGATGATCTTGGAGAATCTGCGCTTGTTCGCAGCACTCATGACGGCAATCGTCGGGTCACCGCCGCGCTTGTAGCACATCTCCATGACGTCGTTGATGTTGTCCTCCGTGAAGGCCGTGCCTGCGCCATCGACAACGTTGTTCTTGAGCAGGTAGAGCGTGCCCGTGCCTGCCGAGCCAAGCGCGATGACCTTGCCCGTATCGGCCGACGTAGCTTCCGGGCTGTTAGCGGCGAGTGCATCGTCGAGCGAATAGAAGAGATCGAAAACCGTGTCGCTCTTCTTGCGGACGTAATACTCGCGGTTCGCGACGAGATTCTTCGGCAGAGCCGCCTTGTCCGATGCGATGAAGTAGACGAAGTCGCCCGTGTTGAGCTTGTGCGCCTCGCTCGTCGTCGCCGTGTTGGCCGTAGAATCGAACGTGACGGCCAGTTTCTCTTGCTGAAGGAAGAACGGAACGCCGCCCGTCTTTGCCGGAGTCATGCCGGACTCAAGTCGAGAGACCGTATTCATCGCGATAGCATACTCCATGTCGCGTGCCATCTGCTTGAAAGCCAGCTCTTTCTGACGCGGGAACTCGTCCTGCTGGTTGTACTGCTTCGCCGTCTTGCGCTGTGCGTCCGAAACGCGGCCGGTCGTCTGGAAGAACTGTACCGTGTTGTTCAGGCGGTCGAGCGAACCAACCTTATCCGTCTTGTAGTCTTCCATCTCAAGATGAGCGTTGACCTTAGGCGGCTTGAGCGACTCGGTGAGCCAGTTGAAATTCAACTGCGTTGCGTCCTCTTCGGTCGGGAACTCGCGCAAGAAGAAGTTATGGTCCGGGTCGATGTTCGTGATGATCGGGGAGAAATCTTCCTTCTCACCTTCTGCCTCATACGTTACAGACTGCGACGTAGAGGTATTGACAATCGGGTTGTTTGCCATGTGTTTTCACCTCGTATAGATTGTTTACTGTATATAATACCGTGGCCACGGATATTATCGGAGATAGGTCCGCAGGAACTCAGAGCGCTGGCGCGGCGTCATGCTGCGCATCTTGCCCCAATCCACCGCCTGCGGTGCAGACGTGCCATGCTGGCCTGGCTGTTCAACGCGCGGCGGCCGCTGTCTCTGCGGTGCAGGCTGCGGCGTAGTGCCGACGCCCGTTGCTTTGGCGTAGTAGGCTTCCTTCGTCTTCTTGTAGTAGTTGTCGAGGATGTCTACATCTGCTTTCACCGGGCGGCCTGCGAGGAATCGGTCGATGGACTGCTTGACTTTCGCGCCTTCATCGAACGGGAGAGTCTTGTAGTACTCGCCCATCATGTTGTCGATGTCATTGTAGTGCGGGTCCTTCTGGTACTCCTGCCACTTCGGCATGATAGCCTGCATGGTCTCCTGCGTCTCGCGCTGGATGGCCTGCATCTGCTGTGCCTGTGCCGCCCGCTGACGCATGATTTCCTGCGAGATGGCGTCAGTGTTAAAGCGGACTGCCGCCTCAAATGCCTGCGCTTTCTTCTGCAACTCCTCGTCATCCGAGAACTTTGCGTCGTTGAGTTGCGCTTTCGTCACGCCCAAATCCTCGCAAGCCTTCTTCTCAGCGAGCTGCATGATCTGCTCATAGACTGCCGCCCGTGCCTTCTGTGCCTGCTGGACCTGCTCGGCGGTCGGCTGTGGCGGCGCCTGTGGTGGCTGCTGCGCCATCTGCTGACGCGCCTGCGCCTGCTGCATCTGCATCATCTGCATCTGTGCCGCGTTGATGCGCTGCTGCTGAATAGCCGCTGCATAGCCCTGCAATTCCTGCGGGACGCGCGACGGGTCAATCTGCTGTCCCGTCGCGACAAGCTGCACAATGTCATTCGCGCTGTACTGCTGTGGTGCCTGTGGCTCCTTCGGTGCAGATTCCTGCGGTGCCTGTTCCTGTGCGAGCTTCTGCGCCTGCTCCTCAGATGGGAACACGACTCTGCGGCGGCCAGTTTCAGGGTCTACCTGAATCGCTGCGTCAGGCACGTGCTGTTCTTCGGTCTGCGGTTCTGTCGTCTGACTGCCTGCGTCCGGCGTGCCCGTATCTGCTGCGGGTGCTTCCGGTGCTGTGTCGGGTGCCGCGCCGCCCGTATTCATCTCATCATCCATTGTTCAATGCCTCCTTATGCAGCGCTTCCGCTGCCCTCTTCCCTTTGCTAACGGCCGCCTTGAGCTTGCCATAGAGGTCCGTGGCCGCTCTGTAGTCCGCCTGTACCTGCACCAGTGCTTCTGCCGTGTCGGCTTTGAGCAGGTCAAGCAGGGCTTTTTCGCCAGCTGCCATCACCCACTTGTCGCCGAACTTCGTCAGCAGTTCCTCAGCCTCGCGGCCCCGCTGTGCTTCATGTGTGAGTCTCAGCTTCTTTTCCTGCACCGTCTCATTTGCCGCCATAGATCGCACCTCCCGCGCCGCTCGTGTAATGCTCTACGATAGCTTTCTGCGTATCCTCGATAGCCTTATTCGCAAAGCTCTGTGGCGTCGTCGTGATACCGAGCTGCTGCAACGCCTGAATCTGCGCATCAATCGGCAACTCAGAGAAGCGGGCCGACAGCTTCGCGAGCTGCTTCGCCTTGATATCCTGCTCTTTAAGCTGCAACTGCGCCTGTGTGAGTGCATCCTGCTTCTGCTCTGCGGCCTGCTGTGCCTGTGCAGCCTGTGCCTGCATCTGCTGGAACTCCTGCGATTCCGGGTCAACCAAGAACTTCGCTGTCGAGCGGATTCCCATGCGCTCCAGCAGCTCCTTTGTGACCTTGTACCAGCTTGCAGCATTGACGATTCCAACTTGCTGCAACGTCGGATAGAGCTGCTGAATCAGCACCATCAAATACTGAATCTCTGCTTCTTTCGTGCCAGCTCCCTGACCGACATTGACCACGAGGTCATAGTCAATGTTGAGCTGCTCGCGCCGTATCGCGACGTTCTGATTGAGCAAGCGGATGACCTGCCCGTCGTCGATGAACTTTTGACAAAGGAGGATCAAGAACTTGACGATAGGAATCCACGTCGTTTCAGCGAGGAATCTTGCAATCAGCTTGATTTTCTTGTCCGCCGCGCCCATGATAGCGCTGATACCAGTCGCCGTCATGTTCAGCGAGTTGCTATCGAGGCCCTGATTGTACCTTGTCGAGCCGGACTGACTCTCCAGCTCATTCTGTGCGTACTGAATGAGCGTCATAGCGTTCGGGTCAGTCGGCACGCTAGGCGGGAAGAGGATAGCCGCGCTTGGGTCGCCCTCAGTCGGGACAAACTCTTCGCCGTCAATCATCGCATCCATATCCACGGACTGTTCGTTGACAAACTTCTGGCCACGGCAATTCTTCGCTGTCGCAATGATAATCTGACGCACGAGCGCTGTCTTCAGGTCCTGTAGTTGCTCCCATTCTTCCGCAAATCCAGTCTCATTAAAGATGGAATACGGCTCGTACTCCGGCGAGAACACGAAGAACGGCGGCATCTCAAACGTATTTGTCTGTATCTTGAGCGGCGTATCACCGACCGCGTGCACGATGACATGCTCCATTACGCCGTCATTGTTGTAGTCAACCTTGAGATACGCTTCGTACAGCTCGTACTCGCGTGAAGCCGTGTCGCCATCGCTCAAGAAGTCGTTGATGTTCGTCAACTCTTTGTCATGCTCGATGTCAAGCGTCGTCCAGCGGGCGGAACCATTGTCGCCCTGTGCAAGCGCTTTATCGATATTGCTGTAGACGCCCTCGATTTCTTTGCGCTTGAGATAGTCACCCTTCACAATCTTGCGCTGTGCGACGAACTTCGCATCGTGCAGATCCCTCGTCTCATGCGTAAAGCGCAGCTCAGACGGCGACATGTTCTCCAACACCGGTGTATTCGACTTGACTGCAATCACGTCGAACGACACAATGAGAAAGTCGCCCTGCGGGTCAGCCTGCTTCAAGTCTGTAATTTCGATTCGCCCATTTTGCTGCTCGATCGCGAGCATCTGCATCATCTGCGCATCTGCAAGCACCTGCATTGGCTTTCTCGTCTCGTCGCGATTCCAATACACTTTCGCGCAGCCGAAGTTCGTGACGAGGCCATCCTTTGCCAGAGTCGCGATGAACGTGAAAAAATTGTTCTTCTTCGTGACGAAGTAGTTGATGACTTCCTGCAAGAGCTTCGCGTTGTCGTCATCTTCGACGGATTGCCCGACGATATCAACCGGCGAGTCGTTCGCCGAGAATACCTCGATGATGTTCGGCATAATCCAGTCGATTGTCGTCTTGATATCCTTGCTCACCCAATTATTAAGCTCTGAGAGCGACGGGAACTTCTTCTTGTACAGCTCTTTATCCGCTCTGTACAGCTTCAATCGCCGGATAATCTTCGGTTCGACCGTCGCCCTGTAGTAGTTGTCGGCCGCCTGCTTGCCGTTCTTGTACGCTCGCATGATCTTATCAATCTCTTCCCGCGAGAGCGTATCCAGCGAGATGTCCTCTGCTTCCTCGTCCTGCGGCACGGGATAGACGATATCGTGCAAGCCGTAGCCGTTATTAACCGACACGCCAACGCCCTGTGGGGCCATCGCCGCCGCCTGCTGCGCTGCATTCTGCGCTGCATCAAACTGTGCGGCATCATTTTGATTCATTGTCTCACCTCCGTGCACAAAACTTTAGCTAAGTAAAGTAAACCCCCGCATTTCAGGGTATATCATTCGTTTTATGTCCGTTCACAGTGTACCAACACGCCTGAGCTTTCCATCTCTGCGTGCCCTGCGGTACTTCGCATTGCGGTTTCCGTCGATGTGAACAGGGAATGCAAAAGTGAGAGCCAGCGCATCGGCCATGTTCGGTGATGCCAGCCCTCGTTTCTTCATGTCATCTTTGCTTTCAAGCTGTAACTTTCCGCGCCGGTTGATGTACGCTTCCGGCCCGGTCAGCTCGTCTGCCAGTCCTTCGTCGTCGATAGAGCCGCCTTCTTCGAGCCATTTCTTGACCTCGGCCCACATCTCAGCCCTCTTGTTAGCGTACTCATCGCTATCAGCCGCCTCAGCGAATGAGACGAGGCGCCAGCCTGAGCGCCCCATGTCACGGCCTACGCTGTAGATGCCAGTGCCATAACCCATATCGATAAAGACTGCCGTCGCGCCGTAGTCGTCTTGATACTTCGCGATCCTGCGCCCAACAGCTAAATCATTGTCATTCTTGGGCATCAGCTCCAGCACCTTGCTGTACAGCCCCTGCCGCATGACGATAGCGAGCATATCGCCGCCCGTCCATGCTGGGTCTACACCGATGATGACCGGCGCGAACTTGTACAGCTTCTGTTCCAGCTCACGCCGCAGTGCAACATCTACGAGCTGACGCGAGATGAGCTGATTGTCGCTAGCAGATGGGAAGATACCACGAACGTGGACTTTGAAGAAGTCACTATCCTCGCCATATTGCTCTTCCCACTCGCGAAGCTGCTGTTTGTTGCTGATCTTGACGTTGCGCGAGTCAATCTGACGCGTGTGCCACATCGCTTTCGCGCCGTGAAAGCACTCATAGAACTTCCCCTGTGGGCGGGTCGGGTTGCCGAACGCGCACCAGATGATTTCTGTGTCCGCATCTGTCATCGCGCCTTCTGCAACATTCCAGATTTCGTCGTAGATTGCTGATGCCTCGTCGAAAAGCATCAGAATGCGCTTGCCTTGATTGTGTAGGCCTGCAAAAGCTTCCGGATTATCTTTGCTCCATGGGATAGCATCGACGCGCCACGTGCGTTCGTGTCCTTCCTGCACGCAGAAAATCGACGTCGCTGTCAGCGTGAACATGTCCCTTGCAATGAAGAGCCTGTACCACTTTGCGAGCTCCGCCCACGTCTTTGCCCGCAACTGAGCCTCCGTGTTGGCTGTAACAACGCCGCGCGTATCCTCGTGCGTCGTCATAGCCCAAAGGATGATCCAAGAGACAATCCCGCTTTTCCCGACCCCGTTTCCTGACGCCACAGCTTCACGGATAACCGTGCCTGGCGTCTTCAAACCGTCGCGTATATCATTGAGTACATCTCTCTGCCACTCGTCCGGGCCGCTTGCCTTCTCTAGCTCCGTCCCCTTTTCGCCCCACGGGAACGCAGCTAACACGAATTTGTACGGATCATGCGAGAATCCAGCCAGAAAGGCGACCAGGTCCGCAAAAGTCTTACTCATCAGCCCGCCCTCTTGCTCTCTCGATAATGCTCCCCAGGTCAAGGTTGCCGCTCACTTCGACGTCGCGCTTGTCCCGGAACTCGTCAGGCTTGCGGTTTTTCAGCCAAAAAATCTGCGCCGTCACATCCGGCGCAACCTTCTTCGTAATCCGCCGCGTGACCTGCATCCGCGTTTCGCCGGTCGCTTCATCGCGCACCGGCTCTTCAATCTCCTCAACCGTGTCATAGCCCATAGCGCGTTTCAGCAGCGCATTCTCGACCTCCCGATCTACGACTTCCTTGCCCTTTTTAAGAGCCTCACGAAAATCACTGAACCTGTTCTGCCACTCATACAGCGTTTTCGCTGTGATGCCGATTTTATGAGCAATCTGCTCATTGCTCAAGCCATCACGCGCCCAGCCCTGAATCTTAACCAGTCCGTCATGCGTCAGCCATTCTTCGTATTTTCCCGGGCGGCCGCCGCGACTACCCGCTTTCTTGTCGCTCATCCATCCTCACATCCTCCTACATTGCGATGATATGTACTCATCCGACTTGTCTACCATCGGCTGAGAGTTGACACTCGCTTCATTACAATCACTCTCCACTCTAATCTACGCACGAAAAAAGACCAGCCGTGTAGACTAGTCTTTTCCCGATGCGTGACATCATATTCATCTAAGAGGTGCTATCGAAATAGCTTACCTTACTAATATACCACATAAAATGCCCGAAAAACTTGCAAAGTTTCAAAATTTCTCCTACCACTCATCGTGCCAGAATGTCTTATAGCAGTACGCCAACGCCATCTCATGCCGTCCGCATACGATATGCTTCTTCTCAGCATCCCAGCGATACGTGATCTGCGTGCCGTCCCTTCTGGCGCGTATCAGCTCATTGCCCTGCGGCGCTACAATCTCCCATTCTCGCGACTTGAGATACAAGCACATGTCGATGAGGTCAACGAGCTTTATCAGCCCGCGCCACTCCGTCTGCACTTTGCCCTTGCGCTCCATCTTATGTACATCGTGCTGTGTCAGCTTCTTCGTCGTCGCGATCACCCCGAATACACGAAGAGGGCCTGCTGTAATTACAGGTCCTCTCGTGTGTAAGAAAATCTAGATCAGGAGGGTTATCAAAAATGCCAGTTGAGAAAGAGAAAATACCGGCATGGGCTGGCTTTTGGAGTGCCCGGTGGTGCTCGACGCCACATCCCCGCTTTATGCTATGCGGTGCTTTTCCTATAAGCTACGTGCACAATAAGCCGCGAAACAGCGGCTTATCCGTTGCTACTCGTGGAGAGCTGTCCAACGCTTTCGACTTTCGCAAGCCTATGCTTATATAATACCACACTTTTTAGCCCTAAAACTTGCAAATTTTTAAAAGAAAAGCGGCCATTGCTGGCCGCCAACTGTTTAATCATCTCTTTCGTGCCCTTCGGGGCACGAAAAGATATTTGTTCATAATTCTCTTTTACCCATTTTTCATTTGCTCTTTTTCTACTTTCTTGCATTATTATCTTTCCTCTTTCATCACAGCGCCGGGACAAACGATGTAGGACGTCCCGTGCTCGTCGTGCACGCGTACACCCTTATATCCCATTTTTTCAGCCAGCAGGCTAGCCTGCCGCTGCATTTCATATGACATCTCCCACTCTTCCAACCTCGGAAACAGACGATTTATAACTTCGCTCTGTTCATCGTCTGCTTCCCACGGCGACACCTCGTCGCAGACGATGTCGAGCATGATGTCGGCATCATCGCCCCATAGAGCGTGAGCTGCATCAACTGACGCTTCTTCATACGCCAACTCGTCGACATCTGCGATATCATCGTCTGGGATATCGACGCTGTAATAATAGCGCGGTTCAGCCCCTGGGCCACAC